CCCAAGCTGCCGAACCGCCAGGTCCACGTTAGACCCTTCGCGCGGTCCGGGAAGGGAGGCCTGGGCCGCGCACTTGGTGAATAGTTGCTCCATGTTCAGATCAAACACGCCATGCGCGCCGGCAAGCCGTCAACGGCACGGTCACAAGGCCCGCGGGCGCCATGCCGACGGCGCTGGCCCCATTGCAAATGCCGAAGCCAAGACCGGTGTCGGGCAGAACGATGTCGCCGCGTTGGGCCAACAAAACGCCCGGGCGGGGTTCGCCGAGGAGCGCACAACCCATGTCCTCGAGCGAGGCCCAGCCTAGGCGGCGCATCACACGCGCGCCGCCAAGCGCGGTTGTGTAGCGACCGCGCCAGAGGGCCGCGATGTCTTCGCCATCGGTCAGGATCATGCGCGTCTCAAAAGCGAAGGTCGGGCAATCGTGGACGCCCCAGACAAAGGGCTTTGCCCGAGCGGTATCGATCGCCGATGCAAGCAGGCGTTCCCAGTTTTCAACGCGGGGCAGCATCATCCGCGCCCCCAGGTGATCTCGCGATCCTGGATCGCGGTCACGTATTCGAACCCGAGATCGCCGGGAAATAGGACCTGCTGGCTTTCATGGGTGTAGCGCCAGGTTCGCGCCACGGTCAGATCGATCAATCGGCTCTCATAGCTGATGGTGATCGTGCAGGTGTCGGCGTCATCCTTGATTTCAGGGACATCGAGCCGACCTGAGAAGGCCTGCACCGGATCGGCAATGATACCGCCATCTTCCGTTAACAGCCCCAGCCAGATGCGACCTGGCAAGCCCTGACGCGCTTCATCGATCGCCATCTGCACGAGATCCAGCGGCACGCCAGAAAGCGAGACTGCCGTGCCGCCTGCCACGACCTCCCCGGTTTCGTCGATGCCCCCGAGCCCAAGCAGAGATCCAGCCCCGGCCCAGGCCTGGCCGTTCCAGCTGACCTCTCCCAACCCCGACCAGATACGCACCCAGCCCGTGGCGAACTGGCCCTCGAAGAAGATGACCGGCCTGAGGCTTTGATCAGACAGCGCATTGGCGAAGGCGACGGTGACATCACGACTCATCAGAGGGCCTCCCGCGCTGAGATGGTGAAGCGGTGCTGATCCGCCCGGCCGATGACCGAGGGCACTGGTGCTGTCAGCCGCACCAGGACCGACGGGGCATCAAGGCCAAGGAGCGTCCCTACCGGTACGGAAGCCCGAAGCGGCGGCACGAAGGCGAGCGTGGCCTCACTGCCCAAAGGCGTTACATCCGCCGTCAGCTGATAGAGTCGCGTGGTTGCATCACTGCCCAGCTGGAAGAAGTCCCCGGCGCGAAGCCCAAGCCCCCAGCCTGCCGTGCGCAAGGTGGAGGCTCCCGCGACCTGCGCCTCAGTCACGTAAGGATTGCCCGCCGCCAACGGCACCTCGATCGAGGGATCTGGAAAGAGGAACCGGCCCCGCAATCCACCAAGGGCAGTGAAGAAGGCCGAAAGCCGCCGCGCCTTGGCCCCTTGGGTCACCGCCATCTCGATCTGGTACTCCCACCACGACGCGCCCCAGTCCTGGATCTGGGACGTGCCGGTGAAGGGCGAGCGAGCCTCGGCGACCGAGGTCACGAGGCGTCGCTCGAGAGAGGACACGAGCGTTATGGGCAAGACAGGGATGGCCATCTCAGATCACCTGACCCCGGCGCCGCCCATCGGCCACGCTTTCTTTGGCGATGCGGGCGATTTCAGGGATGGCCGCTCGCAGTCGCGCGTCGATCTGCTCGGCTACGCCCATCTGCGCCCCGCGTGCATCGATATTGACAGTCACGCCCGAGCCAGTGCTGCCTTGTCCGTAGTTCGCTGCCTCGCGTCGGTTCAGCACCCGCTCACCGCGCTGCAGGATCGTTGGGACCTCATCGGGGCGGAGACCAGCCCAGGAGCCAACCGGCCCCACGGTCCCACCGGAATGCATCCGCGGCGCGCCCGCGAAGGCCATGGCTGGAACCTGTCGTGTATGGCCCGACAGCCCAACAATACCGCCCGCATGCGAGACGGCCGCCGCAACGGACCCGCCGCCAAAGATGCCGGAGAGCGCCGAGGCGATGGGCCCCAGCACCGCACGCTTGAAGGACAGAACTGCAAGGTCCGCCAGGATCGAGCGAACGAGGCCCTTGAAGTCGAACTTGCCGGTCTCGACGAAGCTTCGAAAGGCGCTTTCCGCGCCACTGAAAGCGCCGGTCAAGGTTTCGCCAAGCCCTTTGCCCCAGTTCAGGGCATCTGCGGCATAGGCTTGAAGAGATTCCGACACTGCACGCCACCCGGTGGCGATCCGATCCCCGGCACTGCCCGCAGCGCCTCCTGCGCGCCCCATGGCATCCGACAGCCGATCTGCAGAGACCGTGGCCTCATCCAGCGCGGCTTCGCCTTCCTCGCCGGTGCCCGCAACGGCGTCACGAAGCGCGCCCCAGGAGGTGAGCGGCGCCGTCGCGCCATTGGCGAGATCGCTAGCCGCCTGACGGTAGGTGTTCGCAGTGGCCAGCGCCTCGGCGGCGATTGCGTCGAGCCCAAGGTCGGGAACAGTGAGCGGGTTATCCTCGAAGGCGCGCCGAAATGCCTCTGCCGCAGCCGTCCCGGCATCTGCGGTAGCACCGGCAAACGGGTTCGGGATATCGCCGAGACTGATTTCGCCGATCTGACCAAAGGTGGTCTCAATGCCGACAGCCGCCAGCGCATCGCGGATGTTTCCTGTAAAGGCGTCGATTCTGCGGATTGCGCCGTTCAGCATGGCTTCGATCCCGTCGAGCATGCGGTTGGCGGCCGAGAAGACCAGATCGCCAATCACATCCGGCAGGCGCGACCAGATTTCGCGGACGGCCAAGAGTGCACCCTCGAAGGTATTGGCGGTGGTGTTGCCAAAAACCACGACACTCTCGATGGCCCCGGCCATGCCGGACGCGGCATCGGCCTTGAGATCATAAAACATGGCCGTGACGCGCGACCCGGCCGCGTTGGCGCCCATCTTGATCCGCTCCCAGACCTCGACGGCGACATCCTTCAAAAGCCGCATCGCCTCACCGAAGTCGCCTGCGCCAGACGCCAGCCGGGTGAACCAGTAGACCAGTTCGCCTGCGCCCACGATCAGCGCACCGATGCCGGTCCGGATCAGCGCGCCTTTCAGCACGACAAGCGTGGTGGCGAGGCCTCGGACAGAGAGCGCCGCGGCGGCCATCGCCGCGACCCAGCGTCCGGCGAGGAAGGTGGCGAAGGTCCCGGCGTAGATCGCCAGCCGATCAAGGTTGCTCAGCACCGCGTCAAAGGCTCGGCTGATCGGGCTGGTGCTGGATGCCAGCGCCACGAAGGCGTTCGCCGCCGCCTCAAGCGTGGGCGCCAATGCGACAGCGATACGGTTGCGCACGCCCGTAAACACCTGGCCGATACTGACCAGCGCTAGTTCCGATCGGTGCATGGCGGTTATGGCATCTGCGTCGAGCACTGCGCCAAGCGCCTGTGCCTGTGCCCCGAGCCGCGTCATCTCTGCCCCGCCGTTTTGCAGGAGCGGAATCAGCCGTGTCGTGTCAGAGGCCATGGCCTCGAGATAAAACGTCATCTCTTGCTGGCTGACGCCAGCGCGCTCTAGGCTGTCGACATAGAGTTGCAGCGCTTCCGGCCCCGAAAGCCGCGCGAACTGGTCTGCCGTCACCCCCACCCTTGGCGCGATGTTCTCGAAGAAATCCGCCATCGGGCCGCCGCCTGTTTGCAGGAAATCCCCCACCCGGTCATTCACATCCTGCAGGATCTGCGCGAGCTTCTCCTGCTCGATCCCCACCGTGGCCGACGCGGCCGACCAGCGCTGGAAGACCTCCGGGGTGGCATTGGCCACCTGAGAAAGCTGGCCGATCTCATTAGCCGCTGCCACGGTTGAGCGGGTCATCGCGACAACGGCACCGGCCAAAGCAGTTGCGGCAGCGGTCGCTGCGATCCGGGCCCGGCGCGCGAAGGCGGCCATACGGGCGTTTGCGAGTTCCATTTCACGGCTGAGACGCCCGAAGCCCCGAGACCCGGCCTCGCCGACACCTTCCAATTCGGCGCGCACCTGTCGGCCGCCGGTCGCGGAAAGCCGGACGCTGATACGTTTCTCTGCCATCTCACCATTTCCTTGGTGGGTCACACCTCGTTCCGGATGGAAACGAAGTCAGGTCAGGCCTGATCCGGCCTGCAGGGTTTCGTTGATCTTGCGCACCATCACCGCCTCAATAGGCGGTAAGAGTTCTGCGATGATGAGGGGCTGGAGCCCGAGTGCCGTTCCAAGATGTAGGGCCGCACCCATGTCCCAGCCCAAGACCGCTCCTCCGCTCATGCCGCCGGCAACGCGCACCTGTCCACCGAGGCGCTGAACCAGATCCCAGACCTGCCATCCCTCAACGGTCAACGGTGCATAAAGGCTGCGTGGGCATTCCGAGCAAACATGAGCGCTCACCTCGTAGGAGCACGCCGCGCAATAGTCACCGCCCCCGCCGAACTCCCAGTCGGCGAGAGCGGTCAGGCGTTTTTTTCCGCATCCAGAATGAGCGCGCCTGCGATGTATTTGGTCTGAAAGGCCTCGAAGATCGGCCAGAGTTCAAGAAGGGCGTCGATACCTTCAGGCGTCAGCGGCAGCGGCTCGCCGTCCTCGTCTCCGACGCCGTCCCAGTCCTTCACAACGATACGCGCGACAGCTTTGGCCACGATGCGAGCGACATCGTCGTTGGAAGCGCTGGTTTCAGTATTACCAGCGGCCGCGACAATCGTCGGATCGCTGCGGGCGGCCAACATGATGGCGGTGGTCAGCGGCTCCACCAGCAACCGCACACCATGGCCGAGGTCCAGCCAGCGCGGTTCCGTGGACAGATTTAATCGCAGCATTAGTAATCCTCGCGGTCATTGGTCAAAGTGACGGTGCACATGCGGCCTACCACGGGATCGCTCGCAGCCTGCCAGTCAAAGGTGGCCTGCACACCTTGTGGGCCTGAGATTTCGATCCGAGGGCGCGGCAGGTAAACCGCATGGGCCGTAATGGTCAGGCTCTCGCCCGTGGTGAGCGCGTAGGAGAACTCCAACTCGCAGGCCTCGCCGTTGATCGCTTGGTTCACCAGCGTCTGATCCGCAAATCTCACCACAACGTTGCCGGTCAGTGCAGCAATCGACGGGTCTGCGCCGTCGATCTTGCCATCTGCGCGGATGGTCTCAATCCGGTCGAGATTGTTGGCATAGGTTAGATCGGCAGAGACGACGTTACCTATGTTGCCGCCGTTCCGCGTGATCGACCCATTGAAGTGTCCGAAGCGCTTCAGTGCGATATTGGCCGGCGTGCTTGCCGCCGTAGTCGTGGCGATTTCCTCGCCCTGCGCCACGATGCTGGTTGTTGCGGTCAGCAAGCCGGATCGCGCCATCTGCCAGTTGAGGCTGTCCACCATGCAACCGGAATACATCGCATAACGCGGCACCTCAGGCATGGCCGTCTCGACAGAGAACGACGGCAGCGCCCAGTTTCCAGAGCGGAATGCATGAGTATAGGGGGCGTCGGCGCCCGTGGTCGTGGGCGCCCCAAACGCGGCCTTTAGCCAAAAGCCGAAAGCCTCAGCATCAATGGGCACCACCACATTGCCGTCCGCCGTCACCGCATCCTTGATCGGGGCTTGTGGATCGCGCCCGTAGCCCAGCAGTTTCGATGTCTGCAACGGTTGCTCTGCCCCCAGCGTCGTGCTGGCAAAAGGCATCTTGGTGTAGCCGCTCGCAGGCGGCGTGCCATAAGTCGTCTCAAACGCCAGCGCCATCTGCGCCCGCGCCCCTTGGGCTCGTGCCATTTTGTCTCTCCTCAGATTAGCGGGGTCAGCTTAGCGGGTCAGCCGTGGAATAGTGCAGGACCACTGGAATGACGGCTGCTTTCAGACCAGCCGCCCCTTCAACAGGCAAATCGACCGGCTGCGGTGCTTCCGCCTCCACCCAGTCGCAAAGGCCGTCCAATGTTCGATCGTCAGTGATCACCAGGCCAATGCTGGCACAAAGTGTGTCGAAAGCAGCATCACGGTCGTTCGTTCCTTGCACGACCGCCTCTATCTCGGCGCGGTGCTGGTAGTGGTAGCGCAGCGGCGACAGAGTCACCTCCGGCTCCCCTGGCTCACCGTCACGAAGGATCATCAGCCCTTCGGGCGGGATACGTTCAGGCAAAACCTCGCCACGCAATGCGGTGGCAGGCAGCATAAAGAGCCGTGCGTGTAGCGCGGTGAGGATGGTTTCGCGGGGTGTGGACATGTAATAATCAGAAATCAGTTCGTTTCGGACAAAAGCCGCTGCTTATCGCCAAGGGTACTCTTCGACCCGCAATTGAACACGGTTCTGCAACGAGTTATGACGGCTCCATCGGTGCATTGCCTTAGCGGATATTACCGCCCGATCCACCACGGCAAGAACGAGGTGGCAAGGAGGATCGAAAGTCTGTTTTGCAATGAAATTGCCAGCTTTGTACAAGATCCTCTCAACTTCTTGTGGTCCGATGTTCTGGCTGGTTGCCTTGCACTGATAGAAACAAACCTCCCTGCTTGGGGCGATAGCGATCAAGTCTATCCCGCCATCCAACATTTTCAACCGGAGCCCTCGATAGTCTACTGTGTAGCCTCGATCTTCGAGTGCCAGCCCAACTAGCCGCTCAAATGCATATCCGAGGTCGGCTGGCGACAAATCTTCAATACGCCATGAGGTCAGTGCATCGCCAAATTCGTCGACGAGCCTAAGCTCATCGGTGTCTGTGTCGAGTATAGGTCGGCCGGTAGCTAGCGCTCTCATTAGCGACGCGGTCAGGTTTCGCTTCGACGTCATGGCTCTTTTAATAGTTTGTGGCGTCGCATACTTGTGCTTTCATAAACGCAACGACAGATTTCTCCTATCACTTGCACTTATATCGAATAAAAATGACCTTAACTATCAGAAATAAATCCGTGAAGCGTCTCCCGAACGACGGCAAGGTTCACGCCATTCTACGTTGTGTGAAGTGCGGACACACTAAGTCCTTTCACGAAGAAATCGGCAATGAATACGTGAAACGACTAAAAGATGATGCTGTCTGTTCAAAGTGTCGCTCGAAAGAAATTACGCTTGATTTATTTTCTCTGGAAAGCACTGCTGGCCCAACGTTGCATCGTCAATCAGTCAAAAAATGTATCGTTTGTGGTCTAGTGATATCAGAATTAACTTTAGAGTCCGTACCGCACACGCTCTGCTGCTCGGTGCATTTGGACCAAAATCCTCTTGCTCGACCGAAGATCGAAGAACCAATGGGGTCGAGGGAGGACTTCAAGAGAGACAGTGCATCAAATTTTGGCCGAGCCAGTCGGCCAAAATTCTGAACCTGCCGTTACAGCATAGTTACCTGTGCAAAAACCGCACATTCCCCCAATTCGCAACGATTAACCTTGGTATCGCCGCCTGCGCACGTTCAGCATCCCGCGCCAGATTGAGCCGTTTCGACAGCTTCACTTGGGGCACGAGGAGAAAGATCGGCACGGTGCTGCGTCCGCGACCCGTCTTGGACCGGGATGCCACGCCTAATCCTCGATTGTTCAGCCGCCCGTCCGCCACGAGCAAGCTCGGCCCCCTACGCCGATAAACAAACCGCAACCGCAGCCCCCGACGCCGTTCCCATTCGCCCGGCGTGATGCGACCACCTTTCATGCCCTTGCCTGCAGCCGCCGTTGGGATTGCAAGCCAGAACCCGTCCTTCGAGCGGATTAGTGGGCCGGTGTCATGGGCCCCGACTATCACCGGAGCCTTGGACCAGACGAGCGCCGCCGCTTTGAGGCTTTCACCAGATTTCGGATAGGTCTGGCTGCGGATCGAATTTGCGAGGCGAAGCCCAAGACCCGCCTGTGCGATCTGACCGCGCCAAGCGTTTTTGAGGCCAGACCCAGCTTCATGCATCGCTGCGCTGACCGCTTTTTCTCCGGCCTTGATCTCGGCGGCCATGACGGCGACGAGGTCCGGGCTGATGTCGATGCCGAGTTTCATGCTGGCGCAAGCTCTATGGTCCAGATCAGCCGCTCACGGTCACGCCGCGGCTCACCCTGGATCAGGAAGGTTTCCTTGCCGATCAGGATCTGCTCCTGAGGCCGAGGGTCTGGAATATCCACCACCCGAACATCGATCCGGGTGGTGTCCGAAAGAAGCCGCGCCGCGCCGAACTCGGTTATCTCGTCTGGGCGGCGCAATATGCCTCGGGCGCGGGTGAACTGCCCCTCGCTGTCCCGATGCCAGATCTCGACCGAGAGAATGGCATCGAGGAACAGAACCCCGAGCGCGTCAGCGAAGGCGCTCATCAGGTCCGCTTGGCCGAGCGCAGGACTTGCGGCCGGGTGCAGATCGGCAGCGGGTTGCTTTCAATCTCGAGGCGCACCCATTCGTCGCGGTCGCGATCAGGGATCATGCGCGCATAGAGCGGCAGGCCGAGCGTGTTGACCGTCTCGAACGTGTCAGCAGGGGCGTAGTAGATCTCGAAGAGCCCCTCGACGCCTTCCGGGTAAAAATACGCCTTGTCAGTCGGTACGCCAAAGCCCAGCCCACCGCGGTACCGCCGGAAGGTAATGCCGCCGAAGCTGACCTCTTCGCCCACCCTGCCCCGCAGGTCGGC